ATGCAAGGCTCCAAACATCTTTCCATCAGGGTACCAACCCGGTCCTACTTAAAAAAATTTACTCACCATCTGCTGGGAGAACATATTTTTTCTGACGGGCCACACCATATTCAACGATACCTCAGCGCAATCATTGAAAAAAAATCATATTTCTACAAATTTGATCAGCTGAATAATCAGTTTAAAGACACGCTGGTTATCTGGGTCACAAAAAGCCAATTTCTAAAAAGTGGCTTCGGCATTAAACCCGCCAATGTGATAAATATGAACCTCTATTTGGAGGCAATGTTTGACGATGAACTATACAACTTTTGTAATGAATTTTTAAAATATCAAGACGTAGCAAAAAAAGCGATTTTTGCTTTTGCTGACAGCTATAATATTTCCATTCAAAGTCGCGAGATCAGAAAATTGAATCGTGAAGCAACTTTAAAGGATGCTTTGGAAGCCTTTGCAGATAAGCTTTCTATTGAAATTGAAAAAGATATTTCCTTTGAAGGTTTAAAAAAAATGGAGTATCGAATTCGCTCCAAAAAAACTTTTTCGCCGGTTGTCCCGACCATTAATAATGGCAGAATAATGATGCTTTTCTCTTAAGTATTTTTCATTGTCCCTGTCCTTTGCCTGCACCCAGTATAGCAGCACTTTCGTGTTGCATGTATCAAAACGTCTATACGCCTGTTCAACATCTGCGACGGCCCCCTGTCCATCCTGGTGGTTTGTGTTGGACTGTTTTCGCTCGAAAAACTGACGTTTTTCTATGGCCGATAATACATCCCGAAACAGGTAAGGCTTTCACTCCCATTCAACTTCAGCCAGGCAAAACCTGGTACGAACTCAAACTGGTCAATAAGGACAAATTCTATTCTGAGATTCAAAAAAATACAGATGCTGGCCCCTCGTGGGACATACTAGTTAATGGCTATCAAGGCGGGGCTACTGACAGTCATATTCTGGCCTTTGGCATAATGCCATTTGAAGAATTCGTATTGATGTTCAAGGACCGTTATGGTAGCGTTCGATTTATCGGCAGTGCTGATAAAGGCGCGATGTTCATTCCTGGGTACAACAGCGGAGATAGTGATGCCAGCCGGAAATCCAGCATGCAATTTTTATGGCAAAGCGCTGCACCAGCTCCAATTTATATCGGGGGTGCAGATAATATATTGAATGATATCATAACACCGCCTTTTGCCAACCTCGGAGATTTTACAAGTGATTTTAATGATGATTTTAATAATGGATAACCATGAAAAAGCTAATCTTATTTCTCTTTTTTATTCCTGCTGTTCTTTTTGGACAAGTTCCGTCAGATACAGGCGCCCTTAATCTTCAAATCAGAACAGATATTGTTACAAACGGCAGTAAACAGATTTCTGCAGCAAAGCTGAACAATATTCTGCTTGGTATTACTAAGCTTATGAAGGCTTATGCGATAGATAGCTCATACAGAATCGAAGACACTTTGTTTTTGGTACGTCGTGGAGGATTTACAACATTAAAGGTTAGGCTAAATACCGGTGGCGTTTCTTCGGAAACAGACCCATCCGTTAATGCCGCTGCAAAAACAATTACAAATACTGATAAGATATTCTGGAATGGGAAGCAAAACACACTTACCACAAGTGCCGAAGTATCAATAATCGCTGATGTTATTACTGTTAAAAAAGATAGTGCATATTGGAATGCAAATAAAATAAGAGGTAATCCTGTTTCAATTGTGACGCCCACAAATGGCCAGGTGTTAAAATGGAATGGAACTGCCTGGGCGCCGGCATCGGATAGTATTGGTGCGGGTGGTAGTGGGGGGTATACGCCGCCTGGTGATAATACAAAACTTTTAGATGGTACTGGTGCAGCAATCGCTCCAACAAAATCGTTGGTAGGCCTTGGATCGGTGGACAATACCCCTGACAATGCAAAACCGGTCAGCACGGCACAAGCAACCGCAATAGCGTTGAAATATGATATTGCCAATGTTACGACCCGGACAGCACGAGATAGTTCGAATTCTAATGTAGCAACAACCAGGTACACCGATAAGGCAATTCAGACTTTGCGCGACAGCGTAACACGTATGAAAGCTTTAATTAAAGCAAATGCCAGGGATTTTACAGTAACCGGGACTGATACTATTAATCAGAAAAGAGGTAGTTGGTATACAGCTGCCGATGTTGATACCATTGTGATTGACCTAATAAATGGCCCTACCCAAAAAATAATATTATCGGTAAACCGGGCGATTAAAATTATAAATGCGAGACAAAGCGAAATTTTAGATCTTGAAATAACGCATAGTGTTGCAGGAACTACTATTACCAATCTGCCTGCAAAACTTCCATGGGATTTTTATTGGGCAACAGGCACAGGTGAAGTAACATTTTTGACCGGGGTCTATGACAGTGCAAATGCAAAATGGAACTGGCGTTTTGGAATCCAAGATGCGGCTTTCGTTCCCATTTATACAACTCACGTGATGCTTGCCTTCACTGATTTTGCACGGCCAAAGCTCAAAACATGGTACGCAGGCTTGAGAGCAGCCGGCTATAATGCAGTATGGCTGCATGATGACGGATATGATACTCCAACCAATGTCAGCAGGCTGCGTGAAAGTCTTGATAGTTCCTATGCAGCAGGCCTGAGATCAATAATTGGTATTTCGATTCAGGAGACAGCGGTTGAGGCTGCCAATGTCATTACTGATTCGTGGAATCATCCCGGCTTACAATGGTATCGAGGGCGAAGGTTGATATTTTCTTATGATTTTGATTCTGCGAAATTGAGCGGCATGATTGACACATTAACCAACCGTGGTTATGCCCGCTCTAAATATTGGTTGGTTGCCAGCACTGTCTATCCCACATTTACCGGGTCAGCGTGGACGTATAGAACAGGCGGACCTGCTGACAGCGCCACTGTCGCACACCTTTACAATCATTTTACTTTCCTGGATGGGGTGTTGGATTTTTCAGTGGACAAAGGCAGCAGTAATCCATCAGTGGTGACGCATGTTATCAGGGATGAAAATACTAATATCGTAAAAGCCAGCCGGGCACAGAATAAAATAAGCGCAGCCGGCATCAGCACCATATACCACAACCCAGCGGTGCAACTGTGGAATATTGGGTATGACGGGACAGATACACTTTACAAGGCGATGCTGGCCAACAAGCCGGATATTCTATTAGACAATACTGCCAATGATCAATTTGAGTGGTCATACAATACAATCAATTCATGGACACCGGTTGTAGCTGGTAGCTCCTATTTGCCAGACACGGCAACGCATTCCAGTTATGGAGCGAATATATTTTCTTACCCGCAGCTTGATCACAGTGGTTTACAAAAATTTGGTAACCCTTACATTGATGCTTTTCTAAATAACAGGTCATCAATTGCAACAATTACACAGGATAAAATTTTTATTGATTACACTTTACATCCGAAAAATGCTTCGGCATATACAACAATACCGGCAGAGCTGGCAAATAATGCAGGCTACAACGGCGTAGGTTTTTGGGCTGGTACTCCTTATGCAAGTGTGCCATCGTGGGCAAGTGATGCCACAAAATTTCCAAAGTTTAATACAATCAAAGTCGCAGCTCACCTGATGACGCCTGCGCAAATCAAAATAAATGGGGGAACGCCTTCGAGCACTATAGGGCCGGGCATAGTTTTCTTTGAACAGGCTCAGGCATTGGGAACAATAACAGTAGAAATAATTCGGGGAGGACTGACCGTGGCCAGCGGAACAAGTTCAAAACCCATTACAAACAACAGATGGCCAGGCGGCGGCAATGCAATATTTGAACAAATCTATTAAGTTATGAAAAAAGTACTTTCAATTATCAGTGTTTCATTGTTCATGCTTGCTGGGTACTCACAAGGCACCAGGCAGTCTGGCAATCCCGGATATATAGTATCACTAAAAGGAGACACAATAAAAATACCGGGGCCAGTGAAAGTCACAGCGCCAACCGTGACAAGCCCTACATATCTGTATGCGGAGGATCCAACTACGGGCCAAATGAAAAAAGTTTTGACTTCATCAGTGGGGGGCGCTGGCACAGCTCCTAACCTTGACACGTCGCGTACCACAACGACCGTAACGGTCAAGGCTCCGGTTGGCTATACCGATGCATTAATCAAAGGTGCTGATTCGCTCAAGGCAGGTGTGATGTCCGCAAGCGACTGGGTATTATTGAAATACATGCCGAAGTTTTTCAATGTAAGACGGTATGGCGCAGTTGGTGACAGCACAACGAATGATACGCAGGCTTTTCGTGATTGTATGGCTGCTTTAATAGCTGCTCGGGGAGGCGTGTTTTATATACCTCTTCCCTCTTATGGTTACAGGGTAGACAGCATCCGTATTCCAGCATTGAATGTAACTACTACGGTAAGTATTGAAATAATGGGGGAACAGGTTCCAAATTTCTTTTTTGGCACCGTTGGTACAGCAGTTATGCCACATAAAGGCCCTGTAATCTTTTGCAATAGCACAACGGCGGGGGCGATAATTTTAGCAGATGCCAACACCGGTCCGGACTTCAGTACAGTAAGTGTGACAATAAGAAATTTAGATCTTCGCACATACAATAATTCACAAATCGGCGGCATAGATGTTTACAATGCCGCTTTTGTTCCATTAATTGAAAACGTGTTTGTAAACACTAACCGTTACAATGTCGATGCTTCAAATCCAACAAATGCGTCGATAGGCATTCGAACCCCAGCCATAAATAATGGGGCAAAGACAATGATAAAGAATGCGGTGATTACAGGATATCAAACCGGCTTAGAAGTAAATGAACATACATACGGCGAGGATCTTGTTATAGCATCTTGTTATTATGCTCTTGATTTTAAAGCCGGCGGACACGCCTCTTATTTTACCAGAATTGGAGGATACAGAAATAAGTACAATTTAAAAGTTTCCGGTCTCAGCTATTTCACAATTGCACAATATAATATTGAACACGCTGACAGTGCTACACAAACCAATGCAAATAATTTATGGCAAGTTACCTGGGCCGACGTTCTTGACCCATCTAACTTGGGAGTTGGCGAAATCACATGGAACGTAGTACATGGCAATGTAGGCAACGATCACATATTTACTAAGGTTGGTGGAACGGGAATACAAACTAAAGAGATCGGAACCGCTGCAGGTGGTGGCGCTGGTTCATTGAGTGCGGTTACTGCAATAGGCGCCACTACAACTGACGCCATCAGCATAACAGGGTCAAGCACCACGGGTCCAAAGTTCCAGGTGGGAGGGGTGTATTTTCAACCCTATTCATCAACGAATTTCATACTTGGTCTGAATATGGACTATAATGCAGGTTACCGGTATAAAACGAATGCAGCGGGGTCCTCATGGAACGTTTTCGGGGGCGGTCAGGTTTTTAATTCAATCAAGTATGGTGTCGCTGGCGTAAATGTTGGCACCGGCGCTGTAGTATCAGGGTTGGTTTTAGACACCACGCACAGTCAGATATTTGTTGACCCAATATCATCAATTGCAAGCATTGACGCGGGAAACAATTTCATTAAATTTTCAAATGTTGCCATTCCGGCCGGAACAATTACAGACAGCGTGCTGGTTGTGACAAAGGTGAGCGGAACTGACGTGCTTAAAAAAGTCCCGCAATCATCTATTAGCGGCGGCACGCCAACGCTCAGCTCCGTGACCGGTGCCGGAGCTTCTACAGCCACTCCAATGAGCGTGTCATTTAGTAACGCAACAATTGCAACGGCTCACAGTTTTAGAAATATTCATGCTGGCGCTGGTGCTGGTGTTGACATCGCCCTGTGGAATGACGCTGGCACTGGCGCAACCACAGGCCTTCATTTTTATAAGCTATCATCTACATTCAGTGGTTTCCCTGGCTTGGCGCAAATTTTTGATTATGATAACGTTGCTTTCAGGATGGGTACCAATGGAAATCAATTCTTATTAGCGCAGGCAAACGGGGATATGATTTTCGGTAAGTCCGGCAGCGTTTACAATTATTTGGGATTAACGGGAACGGGCAACCGTATTGGGGTGTTCAATTCAGCAGGTGACCTTACACGGTCTGCGTATGACCCTGCGTTATTTGCCACACTTGCATCACCTGCATTAACCGGCAGCCCAACATCGCCAACAAAATCACAGGATGATAACAGTACAAATATTGCAACCACAGCCTATTCTGATTTAACAGCAAGCAAACAGGTATTACATATTACGAGCGGTATAACAGCACCATTAGCGAGAAGGGCTTTCACAACAGTTTTTATCGATCCTTCATCATCTGTTGGCGCATCAGTTATTGGTTGCGACTTTCCGGGTAGCCCTCTGGATGGAGACGTTATGAACGTTATTGTAGGTGGTCAAATAGCCATCGGCGGGGCGGTAGCTACAAATTTTCAATTAACCAGTTCAGCATCCATTACCTATGGGACAGTGCCTTCAACTATCGTAGGTGGCGATGCTTTCAAGTTTATTTATGATTCTACATTAGGCAAATGGAAAAGAGTAATACTTTGAGAATAATCATTTTAATACTGCTATTTATACCATGCTTTGCCATTGCTGCAGACCATGGCACCAATTTCGGCCGCCCGGTATATTCTACCAGGCAAGTGAAAGAGCACGGCAAAGGCCCGTACATGGATAAATACGGGTATGTGACCGTATACAACGGATCTCGCACAACCTACGGCACGCATTCAGGCAATTTGAGCTTATCACAATCTGGAACAGGGTACACTTTAACAACATACGATACTTTGACTGTCACCGGCACTTTTGGTGATATGGAAATACAAAATATCAGCGGTGTCGGTAACTGCATTGATGGAATCGGCGCAACGATCACCAATGCCTCATTTCAGCAGCCTGAATGGTTAGGCCTGGCAAATTTGACTGTTATGGGTTTTGCATATTCCAATTACAATGGCAAAATCACATGGAAAAAAACCATTCACAATTTTAAGCTGCTCAACGTAAGTTTTATAAACACAGGCACATATAGAAGCGAACCGGCCATATCCGTTGACGGCCCGTTCATCACTGATATGGTATTCACCGGTTCTTTAAGTCAAACATTTTACAATGATTCCATTGTTGGCTGCACGTTCCGCGGTTTCCAGGATATTGACGTGGTTCGTATTGGCAGCAATTGGGGAGGCGGCACTGAACAAAACAGATCCATTGCATTGAACTGGTTTATACATGGCAACACAGTTGATAAAATTACCAATACAACCAGCGGCTTTAATGTAATTAGCGGTACAGGTGCAAACATGGAATTTTGCCACAATCACATTGACAGCATTGCAGTAAATGCCGGCGCCGGCCCGCGCAACCATACTGCCGTTGTTTTATGGTATGGTACGATCAACTATCATGACAACGATGATCAAAATGAATACGCGCAGGCATTAAGAAACTATACATTGCGTTGGACCGGTCTACCCGGTTACGATACATTATATACAAAAATTTGGCGCAACCGGTCAAAGAAAAAAGCATCATACAGCGCATTTGAAGGAAGTCACACAGGCGCCGGCAATAGAAACAGCGGCAACGGTTTTTATCCTGCGCGTATAGAGGTATGGAATAACACCGTAGACAGCACGGTGGCGAATACCTACCATGCAGGCGGCGGTCCTGATGATAAGTATCACGGCGTATTGATTGACCTGGTGAATTTTGATACAGCCATTATCAAAAATAATGTGTGCTTTAAAATGGAAATGGATTATCCCATTGACAGCGTGGCACAGAAAGGTTATTTTAATTCAGAAATCGGATCGGCAGCAACGCATAAAACCATTTCAAACAATTTCAGTTCCCGCTGGGTAAAAAATAATGCACAGGACAGTACTGACTATATGCCAACCGTTGCCGGCCCGCTCAGGCATGCTGCAGCGGCATTGCCCTGGTTTGTACGCGCAACCGATAAGAATGGTAATACGGGTGATGACATTGGCTGGATCAATTACTATTCAGCAGGCAGCCCGCCATCATGCGCAACGAACACCAGCCCGGCGAACGGCGCAACAATAGGCACGCAGACAACGGCTACTATCTCATGGGGCACAGTAGCCACGGCCATTAGCTATGATGTGTATGTAAACGGAGCTTTGTGGGGTAATACAGTCAGCACGACCTGGGGGCTTACTGGCCTCACAGCGTCATCAACACTCAGCTGGTATGTAGTTCCAAAGAATGCCAGCGGGGACGCCACTGGATGCAGCAGTACAGCCACAACATTCACCACGGCAGGTAACCCACCATCTTGCACAACAAATACAGCAACAACTGCAATTTCTCAAACTGGCGCAACTATCCACTGGAACACAGCAGCAGGCGCTACAGGATATCATGTGTACTTCTGGTTGAACGGGGGCAGTGCACCAGGCAGCCCAACATTTGATACAAGCAGTACCTCGTTATTAATAACAGGTTTGACCGCCGGCTTTACATACAGGTTTTATATTACTCCATACAATACTTACGGCGATGCAACAGGATGCAGCACTGTGTACACAACATTTGCAACATTGCCAGTTCCACCAACCTTTATTGATTACTTCATTTATAGACAATAAAAATGATGAAAGCAATGGATTATCATATTCTGAATATCGTGTGCAAGTGGGTAGGATGCCTCGGGGTACTCCTATGGTTCGGGATTACTAAAAGTGATTTTGCTTTCAGCCTTGGTGTAATTGTATCTGTTATGAGTATTGCAAATTCTGCTGTCTCTATGCGGAAAAACATACGGGATGACAAGAGGATAAAGGTCAAAAATCTAAAACCTAAAAAATAAATTATGAAAGAACAAATCGCAATACACGTAAGCACTGGCAAAATTGCAATGTGCATTTTAATGTTTGTGCTCGGGCAAGCTTTGCACCTGTTTTGGATAAAAATCCCAGCATTAAGAGAGCGGGCAAAGCTTGCCAATAAATCGTTTTCTATGAAAGAATATTTCTGCTATGACTGGAACGTCATTGCAGGGATGCAGATAGTCGGCATCGTATGCATCATCGGCCTGGGCTCAGCTTTGAAATTACGGCCTGCACTCACTGAATATGTTGAGTGGGTGTTTTTCTTTATAGCGTTTTCAGGGTCAGCTGCTGTCCTTGCTAAGCTGTCAAAATTTGACGGAGTAGTCAAAACCGCCATGGGTATTAATAGTGAAATAGCTGCATCGGTTCCAAAAGATGGGGCGGTAGGCTAATTAAACATTACTGAAAAACAATTTATTATGCAAACCAATGTAAAAAATCTGCCGTTCATAATATCAATAGTTGCAATACTATTTTCTTCCTGCATGACTGCTGAAAAAGCAAAAGGGTATCTGGCGAATCACCGTGAAGCCGCCGCTGAATTCTGTGATGCTCAGTTCCCTGCTGAAAAAACTACAAAAATTAAGGTCAAAGAAGATACTGCAAAAAGCAATCAGGCAAAGAGAGAATTGAACACCTATAAAGATTCCATTCTGAATAAGGCGGTGCAAAGGAATGATTCGATACAAATGATGAGAGATAGAATTTATCATTTACAACAGAGTGGGGCCTATAGTCAGGCCACTGCCGATGTATTACAAGCGCAATTAAATGGAATAAAACCAGTTGACACGTCGTCATTGCGCAGAAGTATTGAGGCGAAAATATATTCTTCCATCAAACCCTGTAAAGATTCCATCATTACAACTGATACAGGAATTAGCACCGCAAAGTACATGGCGACTTATTTGAAATCTGAACGTGTACAAGGTGAAAAGGACGAAGCGATAGGCAGCAGAGATAAATGGCGTAAGTGGTGTATTATAACCTGGTCACTGATTGGTATCTACATCGCCATCCGGTTCTTTGCCTGCAAACTCGGGTTGATTGGGAAGTTTATTAAATAGTTTCTTAACCATCATTAAAATAAATTTTATGCCAAACATCATTCCAAAAAGAAACACCTGGTTTACAATTCTCGGATGCTTAACAGCCATTGTATTTGCTCTCCTTTTCTGGCACAAGGCATTGGACGTTAAAAGCCGGGAAATGCTTTTTCTCATTCCTGCCATCATCTTGCTGGCAGCTTTTCTTTATTCCTGTTACCGGTGGCTGATTACGCTAAAAGAAGATGTGTATGAGTATTTCAGCGGCCGTATGTGGCTTGTTATAATTACAACTGTCATTCTTTTTGCCTGGCTGGCAGGTTGGGGGAGTCAATTTGTAGCTGATAAAGAAGATCACATTGAATACATTAAAAAATAATGCAGACTAAAATTATAATACTGGCCGGGTTCGTCCTGATCCTAGCCAATGTCACCAATGCTTTTATCGACGCCTATAAAATAACGGTATTGAAAAAAGCCATCAGGCATGCTATTAATCTGACAGCCTACCTGGTGGTGACCGGGCTATGTGTGTGGCTGTTCAACTTTCCATTATGGCATGCTGTGCTGTATGTTGTCTCAGCATTCTTTTGCAGGCAGATCACCTTTGATATACCGCTGAACCTGCGCCGGGACTTGAAATGGGACTACGTCAGCATGGCCATGCCTCCACAGGCGATCATGGATCGCATTGAGGTCAAAATATTCGGGTATAACGGGAAGGCGCCAACCGTTATTTACGGGGTTATCTGGATTATATCTTTAACTGCCCAATTTATTTTATGAGAGACATAACCAGCGTTTCACGGATACAGCTTTTACACCCTGCAGTCCGCGTACGCTTTCAGAAGTTCATTGAAACATGTGAGGACACGCTGGATATAACACTGCGCATTGTACAAGGGCTGCGCACATTTGACGAACAGGCTGCCATCTATGCGCAAGGAAGGACAACGCCTGGCAAAATTGTCAGCAATGCAAAAGCTGGCAGCAGTTATCACAATTACGGGCTGGCCATTGATATTGCTCAGCTTGATAGAGGTCAGGTTAACTGGAAATTTGACTATGGAAAGCTGCAGAAGATCGCGCGTGACATGGATATAGTTTGGGGAGCTGACTGGGACAATGACGGAAAAACAAAGGCGCAGGGCGATAAAGACGAACATCTGGTGGATATGCCGCATTTCCAGATCAGTTTCGGGTATACCTGGCAGACGTTGCTGACCATTTATAATGCTCATGGCTTTCTGCCTGGCACAAAATACTTACGGCTACCGAATGCCGTGTAAAGTCGCTGATAAGCAGCATCAGCATTTTTTGATGGCATGTTTTTTTCATGAAACCCCTGTTTCCACAGGGGTTTTTCTTATAAAATCAACCCTCTACATCTCAATTTATCAAAACGCAATTCCTGTCCTTTTCCTGCACCTCTTTTAGTTCCACATTTACATAGTGAAGTACAGCCACACAATATCTGCCATTTTACGCGGCGCATGGATGATAGAAAGAAGTTGGGCAGAAGCGCATCTTCCACTAGTTCTTTCCATATTAAAAGGTTCTCCCATTAGCGCTGTTGAACGAACCGGCAATGAGGGAGTTGAACGGCCTTTTGTGGTCGATCCATCTTCAATGCAGCGATATGAAATGTATGCGTATACAAGAGATGGGTACAAACCAAATCCAAATATCCCGGAAAACAGTGTTGGCATCATTCCTATCAGCGGCCCAATTACAAAGTATAATGGCGATTGTGGTGAACCTGGTGCAATTCAACAGGCAAACTACCTGATGGATATGAATAAGCGTAGCAACATTGGAAGTGTTCTGATGCTTATGGATACACCCGGGGGCGAAGCAAGAGCAGCAAATATCCTTACTGGGACAATGAACAGTATGAATAAGCCGGTATTAAGTCTCGTTGATGGAATGAGTGCGAGTTTAGGAATGTGGATTACAGCCGGCAGTAAGGAAACTTATCTGAGTAGCAGTTTAGATCAAGTTGGTAGTGTAGGTAGCTATGTAATGCTGGCAGATTTTACAGGCATGTTGGAGAAGGAAGGCATTAAGCTCCATGAAATATATGCCCCGCAAAGTGAGGATAAGAATAGAGACTATAAGGATGCAATGAAGGGGGATTATTCTGCAATCAAAAAGGATTTGGGTTTGCATGTAGATGCATTCATCAATTATATAAAAACACAGCGGCCGCAAAGTGCAGCGACACAAAGTGAATGGGGAACAGGTAAGATGTTCTATGCAGCCGAAGCAAAACAGTTAGGATTAGCGGATGGGGTGAGAAGTTTTGAACAAGTCGTGAGCAAAGCCGCCTGGTTGGGAAAACGAAATAAGTAATTTATTTTTTATGGAATATACAAATGTAAAAAGCTTGGTGCCGGCAAATGAGCACTTTGATTCATCCGCAGTTGGTGAAGGGGTTTGGTTGAGCGTTGCTCACTTGAATGCAATCGAAAGCCGCCTTGGCTTAATTGCTACCGACTTCACCCGATTAACAGGTGAACTAAACACCGTAAAAGGTAATGCGCAGGCAGTACAGACCCAACTGACCGACGCAACAAACAGTCTGACTACTGCCAATGCAACTATTCAGACACAGAGTACACGTATCCTCGAATTGGAAAAAAAGCCAGCCCAGGAGATTACAAACACCGTGAAAGAAGGCAAAGACGAAATACCTGGTGAACAGGTCGACAAAAAAGCTTCTTACATGACAAGCGCTGACGCGGATGTCAAAAAGATGCGGGCAGAATTGGGCTACAAATAATTTTCAAAGACATTTTTTCAGACACAATTTTTCAAACAAATATTCAATTAAATATTAATCCAATGGCAACATCACCGGATATCACAGCACTGGCAGCATACGCCGGATTGTATGAAAAACAACTATTCAGCACACTGGTCAATGAGCTAGATGCCGTTACAGATTTGACCCTTATTCAGGATGTCAAGAATAAGCTCAATATGACCAAGCTCCGTGCCGGCAATGGCGCACGGCCCTACTCCGTTGGGACTACAGCTCGTGCCGGTGACTTGGCATACACTGGCCGTGTGTTAGAAGTAACCCAGGGTAAAAGGGATTTGGAAGTTGAGCCCTTAAAATACCGCAGCACCTGGATGAGCGAAGTAATGCGTCCTGGTGTAAATCCTGACGACATGCCTTTTGCAGCTTATGTATGGGCACAGGTAATGAAGGAACTCGCTGCAGAGATCAATGACAAGACAGTATATTTCGGGTTTGATAAAGCCACTGCTGCCGCATACGCCGGCGGCACTGCCTACGCAGTTGGCGATTACATGATTTATACTGCGGCCGATGGGTTCGATGATTACTGGAAATGTATATCTGCTACGACAGCCGGCCAGACACCGGTTACCCACCCAGCAAAATGGCTGCAGGTTAATGCCGAAGCAATTTCAGTAGGATTTGGTGTACGCCTAGCTGCTGCAATCACTGCCGGATTACCGATAGCACCGGTGGCCACAGGAGCGTTGACAAACACAACAGCCTACGATCAGTTTACTTCAGTATGGCGTGCACTTCCGATTGCATACCGCAAAGCTGGCGCAACAATATTTGCCGGATGGAATAGCACAGACCTATTAGCCGATGATTTTGAAACCAGGGTAACTAAGTACACAGAAACGGATCCGGCCACTGGCAAGGTATACCTCAGCAAAACAAACAGAAAATGTCAGATTATTCCGGCCACCTGGATGGGTTCAAGCGGCCGCCTGATTTGCACACCAAAAGAAAACATGCTGATTGGTACTGACCGCATCAGTGACCTGAACAAAATAAATACTTTCCAAAAGCTCCGGACAATGGAGGCAGGTATTGACTTTGTAATTGGCACACAAATACGCGACTTAAGCGCACTTGTGGTAAACAATGTGGCATAAACATATTCGGCAAGCGCTTTACGGCGCTTGCTTATTTTTTTAAAACTGAAATAATTTTTTGTATGAAAAACACTTTTGAAAGAAATGGTATTATGTACGCGGTGTTGATTGCATCGGTTACACTGCCATCAAAGGGACAAAACAGAACGCTCACTGCCGGCGAAATCTGCGTAGATGACGCCGCCCAGGAGTGGCTGGTTGACAAGGGCAATGGAGAAAACATCGTGGCCGAAATCGACGAAGCTGATGAAGAGCCAAAGAAAAAAGCGCCTAAAAAAGTGCCTGAAACAAAGCCGGCAAAAAAGGATGCTAAATCTGTTGCAAAATTGGAGAGTAAAAAAGATGCGGCCGATAAAGAATCAAAGGCCACCCAGGAGTAATTCCTGTATTTAAATCCAATATCTTTTGTTCACACATTTTTCAACTTATAATTTTTTATAAAATGGCGAATTACTCAAACATAAGCGGAAGCACCCAGACAGGTAAGGCGGGTGGTTACAAACCTACTCTTTACTTCGCTGAGGTAGAAGACGTTCTTACATGGGAACGGCCAACCGCTGCTGGCGCAGTAATTGGAGATACCGTTCTAATTGAAGATTCCCACGTACTGGTTGCCGGAAAATCAGTTCACAGCTGGGACATGAAAAAGTTTAGCGGCACTGTTACTGGTGCTCCTGTGGGTGATCCTGGCAGTGAGGAAATTCTTTGGAGCGCAGTTGTGGTAATATTGGGTGATAACGCTGGCACACAGGAACAAGTTATACGAATGCTCAATGACAATAAGGTGTGTTGGCTCAAGGATGCAGATTGTATAAATAACAATGGTTACATACAATTGGGAGACGATTGTAATCCAATTAATGTAACCCCTGCATTCGACGGCCAAAATAATGGCCCGCAAGGTGGCCAAAAAGGCTACACGTTGACCATCACAACGAAAAAGAAATACTTCTATTTAGCCGCATTGCCTATACCAGCTCCATAGTAAATAATTTCTGATCAGTAGTAAAGTCTCGCCCCACTGGGACGAGACTTTTTTAATTAAGCAAGATGCCTTTAGATCTCGAATTATACAATGAAAATATACGTGCCTGGGGTGTTCGTTTTCGGGGACTTGCCAAAAGTAAAGGCACTGGGATGGGCATAACACATAGAAGTAACAGCCCATCGCCGTCAGCGTCATTGCCGCTACTAAAAGACAAATACCGGCTATCCCATGGCTCTATCAATAAAATTAGCTTCGTTTTCCGGCGGACCCTATTTTATACAATTACTGGTTCTGGTAAAGGGATTGGCGGAAACAAGGGCAGCAGGTGGTTAAATGCGAAAGGAGAAACAAAGAAAACAGCAAGGGCAAGCCTTGGTAAAATTGGTAAAGGCAGCCGCAAACAAAAAAATTTCGTCATCGAGACGCTGGATGGAGTAAATGGAATAGAAGAGCTGGCAGACATTGCTGCAGAAAGTTTAGGCGATGCTATTGTTTCAAAAATCCTTACAAGTTAAATTATGAGTACACAATCTGTCAACCGGGGAGTAAACGTCTTTATAGAAACCGGCGAAGCGCAGAAAGCATATGACCGGCTCATTGCTAAACAAAAAAACTTTACAGACCAGTTAAAAACCGCAACTGACCCAGCAACAATTAAACGGCTGAATACAGAGTTGTCAAAATTGGAAGAGCCTATTACCCGTGCTTCCAAAAAACTCAGTGGAGAACTTAAACCATCACTGACGGACTTGAGCAATACCGTGAAAAAGCTCTCAACTGAGTTGCGCACGATGAGTGCCAATGACCCCGGCTTTGAGAAAAAACTACTCCAATTACGGCAAGCTAATACAGCGTACACACAACAGCTTAATACCATTAAAGGGTTAAACAGTCAACACAGCGGGCTGTTGGGAAAATTTGGCGCTTTTGCAAAGGAGCTGGCAGGCCCTATAATTGCCCTTTTTGCACTTGAAAAAGCAGTGGAATTAGTAACCAGTAGCATAGAGGCTGCAATTGAACAGGAACAAAATATTGCGAGATTCAAAGCCACTTTGGACAACGTTGGCCGAAGTGATGTCTTTGAACGCCTGACCAGATCTGCAGAAGGGTTTAGTAGAAAGTTCAAGACGATTCAGGACGATGATATACTACCAATATTTACAAAGCTGATTGATTATGGTAAGTTGACAGAAAAGCAGATACTTCAACTCACACCTATCATTATCAATTTTGCCGCCAAACAAAGAATCAGCCTCGAAGAGGCCACCGACGTTATTACAAAGGGCCTGGAAGGAAGTGGTAAAGCACTAAAAACTTATGGTATCAATATCGCTGACGCTAAAACAGAGAGTGAACGTTTTTCGATTATTACTGAACAGCTTGGTAGAAAAGTTGAGGGAGCGGCTGAGGCCTTCGGTGAAACTACTCAAGGTAAAATTGCCGCGTCTAAAAAGGAGCTCACCGAATTAAAAGAGGAAATAGGCAATGGCCTTATTCCTATACTCAATACTCTACTGGGCACAATTACATTCATCATTACCGCATTTAAGGAGGCTTTTCATTTCCAAGACTTACTTGAAAGCAACCGAAATGAATTAGTTGCCGGCCAGGTTGAAAAACTAAAAGGCAGAATTGAGGGCATGAATAATGAAGCATTAAACAATGAAGCCGATGCAAGGCAGAAAGAATTGGATAAGACCAACACAGCACTTGACCGGGCAAATAAGATTTTAATAGAACGCGAAAAAGAACAGGGGTTAATTGATGCAGGTTTAAATACTAAAAAAATACAGAAACAACAATTCTCCATTCAGGATATTAAAGACGGCATTGATGAACTGAAAAGCACAGCGGCGTTTAACAAAGCCTATTTGGATGCAATAAAAGTTGAGCAGGATAGCAGGAACAAAAAGACGCTTGGTGTAAATGCCGGCACCAGTACCAAAAAAACAACTGTTAAAAACTTTGATTTGGATAGTGAGGAGCAGAAACTATTAGACCGGATTGCAAAAGCGCTAACTGAAAACAGTGACGTCTTTACCAAAAAAATAACTGAAATAAATATCCAGCTGGATGATCTCTTGCATGGCGCCAAAAGAAAACTGGATGAATATTTAAAAAATGAGAATACCACTTTGGCTCAGCGCAATGCAGCACAAAAGGAATTTGACCAACTTTATCTGGATGCTAATAATCAACGTCTGGCAGAAATACAGCAGCAACTAATAGAGGCGGACAAACAAAGTGATCTAGCTTTTAAAAACAGTAATAAAAGACGGTTGGACGAGGAAAGGCGAATAACCAAAGAGAGGTTAGATGCATTTATATTAGTTCAGGAAAAGGTAGCTGAAGAGGTTGCCCGTACGGCAAAAAGGGAGCTTAATGAAACCGCAGCATTTGATGAACTGCAAGTCTTAAAGAAAAGAGGCAAAGCGAAGCTTGAGGCGCAAATAAAGCAATTAAAAGACCAGGAAGAGCTAGAGCTTGCGGCGGAGGATGCAATTGGCTCAAAGCGCCTGCTTATTATCGCTGAATACGAAAAGAAGATTTTAGAACTAAAAAGGAATCACACTGCAGAAACTATTCAGCAGGTTGCAGATTTCATATCAGGTGCTACATCTCAACTTGAATCCTATTATAACCTTATCAATGCCAAAGCCCAGGCGGAGATTGATTCCGACCGTTCGGTAAATGAGTCAAAAAAACAGCAGTTTCAAAGTCAATTGGATGGTAAGGTTATTACCCAGCGGGAATACCAGCGGAAGGTTACGCAGATGGATAAGGAGCTGGCTGAAAAAGAACGTGCACTTAGAATCAAACAATTTCAGCAGCAAAAGTTAACCAGTATTGCTAAGGCCACTGCCAATGTAGCTGAGGCGGTAACTGCGATGTTGAAAGCCGGGCCTATAGCGGGGCAGATTTTAGCGGGCATAGCGGCCGCAATTGGTATTGCACAGATAGCCATCATCGCAAAACAAAAACCGCCGTCATATGGCAAAGGTGGATTTATAGCGAATGGTGCCAGCCATGCCCAGGGAGGCATAAAATTAGTAGATAGTACCACTGGTAGAATTCGCGGAGAAATTGAAGGTGGTGAGCCCATCCTTAGCAGGGACACTTACCGAAATAATAAACCCCTTGTTGATGCTTTGGTTTATAACAGTATGCGTAGAGGAGGTGCCCCATTAAACGCTTCCTGGAAAACTGCCCCGATATCATACATGAATTTTCCTGCCATTCAGCAAAGCATGGATCGGAAATTTGCCAGTGGTGGATTTGCACCAGGTGCCGGCGGCAGCCAGGCAAGCCAGACAGATGCCACCCAAGTAGCTATTTTAACAACACTGGCAGCGCTCAATCAACAACTAAAGAATGGCATAAAAGCGGGCGTAAGCCTTACTGAGTTAAATATTCAGCAGGGACGGTTAGACAATCTTATTTCTGACGCAACAGCAACATAATATGACACCAGCTGCAATAGAGAAAGCTTTCAATGAGCTAATAAATAAACGCGGTATTCATAAGACTGCAGGACGCAGCTTGAACAGCATTTTGCAATTGCGTTACCGACATAGGCATTACGGTAATGTTAGTGTGAACACAAAAATTTTCTTTTTGCAAAAAGCCAAGTGGCCAATGGAACAATATATGTACACGCATAAAGATCTGGCCGACCTTCTTAATTTTTACACACGCTGCAGCAAGGCTGCCCGTGCGCTCGGAATAGAATATTGTATTGAAAAATGGAAGGCGAAAATGTAAATTCCCTGTCCTTTACCTGCACAATAAAACCTCAGATATTTATAATATGGAGGCCACTATTTCCAGGTATGCGGTGCTAAAAGAAATTGATACAGGCAAAGCATTTAGCCTTGTTTTTATCACTGCTGACAGAAAGAGGGGTACAGGAGGCCGGCGGGTAGAAGTTACAAACTGGGTAAAAATTGTCAATCCGGATATGGAGATGAAAATTCCCGGCCGGACACTCACAATGCAAGAAAAATCAAACCTCCGAACTGAAATCAGGCATCCTGAAGGCATCATGTTTAACATCTATAATCCTTTGAACCCCCGGCAGCATATTACTGCAGTGCATTATTCTCTGATGACATTTTTTAACGGTAAAAGAATTATTGACTAATGAGTGTACGGATAATTAATGGTATCGGATTTGGCAAAAATGCTGTTATCGTGGACAAGTCTGTATCAGCGCCTAAGGGTACTCCAACTGCCGAAACCAACAGCCCCATTCAGCAGACTACTACTAAAGATTATACCGTGCAGCCTTACATGCCGTGGGGAATAGATAATAAAATGCCTCTTACAATGTTGCAAAGCTTGGAGGGATGTGGTATTCTTAACAGCATTGTAAAAGGTCAGGCGCGTATGGCAACCGGCGGCGGCGTACAGTGGGCTTATACACGAAAAGATAAAAAGGGGCAGACTATTGTCGAAGACATTCCCGTCATATCTGAGCTGGATGAGTTTATGGAAGACAATAATCACTTCTGGCAGGAATGGGCATGGATGGAAGATCTGAAAGGCTATAGCCATGGTGCTACCAGATTTGTATTGAACAATGAGCAGTCCCCGAAAATTGCAAGTTTTAAAAGAGATGATATTACCGAACTGCGCTATGGCAAAATGGATAAGGCGGGCGTCATTGACAAGATATTTCTGTGTGCTGAATGGGACAAAGTATATAGTTCTAAAGACGAGCGGATTATAGAGGTTCCATTAATTAACGCCGATCAACCAATTAAAAGCCTGCAAGACTTTGCAAAAGCAGGTAAAAAACAACTGGCATTTACTTTCAAAGGGCCTACCTGGAATAAAAAATATTATCCCATTGGCGCATGGCAGACAGTGCAGGACTGGATAAATATCGAGCGGAAAATTCCGAAAATGAAAGACGCGATGTTTGATCACAACTTTCGGCCGCGTTACCAGGTGACTATTTTTGAAAGGTTTTGGGAAAATCGCTTTAATGGCGATGGGAATGAAACAAACTGGGGAGATTATACCGACAAACAAAAGGAAGATAAAAGGCAGGCCGTTTACGACGATATCGACGATCATCTGGCCGGCGTTGACAACCACGGGAAGGCCATTTATGTGAGCGGATGGGTTGATGAAGCTACTGGGAAGACATATAGTGAAATTGAGATAAAGCCAATAGATGATCTTATCAAAGAGGGCGATATGCTGCCGGAAAGTGCCACTGCAATAAGTGTAATTGCATTTGCCATGATGTACAATCCAGCGATTATCGGAGCGTCTTTGCCAAGCGGCCCATACACCAATAGCCAGGGAGGCAGCAATGTAAGGGAAAGCGTCACTGTACAGATTTTAATTCATGAGCCGGAGCGGCAGTTAGTACTGCGTAATTACAATATCATTAAGCGATTCAACGAATGGGATAAATCTTATGTAAAGCCGGGATTGAAACTTGAACCGATAATGCCTACTACCATTTTGACAACGCTGGATACCGGCGGGGGTACAAAGCCCGCCATCCCTGGCGGTGCACCTGCAAAAGAAGGCAATAATCCCGGATCACCTATTAATCAACAGTAATGGCCCTTATAACTACCATCCAGGAATTACGCAAGCAACTGCCCAGATTATTGAGCAACCTGAGCGACACGGCATTAATGCCAAATATTAACAAGGCACAGCGCAAATACTTAATACCAATCCTGGGCAAAGCGTTGCTTGATGATTTGCAATCAAAATACACTGTAAAAGCTGTTACGCCGCTCATTGCTCCGTATATCGAATTATTGGATTATGTACAATTGCCATTGAGTGCGTATGCGATGTTGGATGACCTGGCATTCATACAAAGTATGATTACCGACGGCGGCATCAGAACGGCCAGCACTGACAAGCTACAAGCTGCGCATAAATGGGAATACCTTGCAATTGAAAACGCTTTACAGGACTGCGCCATTGATGGTATTGAACAACTTCTGCAATTCCTATACGACAAAAAAAATGTCTTGCCTTTGTGGACCGCAAGTGAGGAATATAAATCCTTAAATGACCTCACAATAAAGACAGGCATGGATTTCAGCAAGCAATACCCTTTGTATGCGCCGTTGTATACATTCTATTCCCTCATTCCAATAATGAAAGATGTCGATGAAAATTATCTGGCCGATACCTTTGGCCGGTCTCTTCTAAAATGGATAAAAAATCAGGCAGCATTGGAAACAACTGTTCCTGCAACCGGAACAGTTGATGTGCTAAAACTGATAAAAAAATCTGTTGCCTTTCTCACTATTAAGCATGCGTGCGAGCACTATACGGTCAGATTTGACCATAATGGGTTTACAATATTAAGAGGTAGTAACCCGGACGACAACAGTAATACCGGACAGTCAGCAGCGAGTGCGGCAGACTTGGCGCAAAAAAAACAAGTGTGTGACAGGGAAGGCCAAAACTACCTGGCAAAATCAGTAGCCTTGCTACTGGGCGTATACCATGGTATTAACACGGCCGCATACAGCTCAGATGTAGATTTTATCGCCGCATTTGCAGAATCTCCATTGAAGCCAATCCCAGATGCTAAGCCATATACCAACGGCAACGAAAAAAGAAAAATATTCCGATTTTAATGGTTACAATTCATTTAAATAATCGCTACTATGAATTACCTGCTGCATGGAATGAGCTGACTAAAAAACAGCTCATTACTTGCATAAAAATCATAGAAAATGATTGGGACGATGACAGAAAAAGAATATCGTTAATGAAATGTTTAACCCGCATAAGCCGCTTTCGTTATATGATCTGTCCAATGGCTGAATTGGAAGAGTTTTTTTATCTGCTCAATTTTCTTTTTGATACAAACACGCTTACTAAAAACCTATTGCCAGCCTACCAAAAATTTTATGGGCCTGCTGATTTTCTTGAGAATATCATTGCAAGTGAATACATCTTCACCGAAAACCACTACCTGTTATACAAAGAACACAACTCCACTGATGATTTGGATTCTTTAATTGGCATTCTTTACAGGAAAGGGAAAAGCAGTTGGCGGTATGACCATCTTTTAAACCCGGCGGGTGATCGCCGGTTGCCTTTTAATGATAATCTCATTCCCTACTATGCTTTGCGGGTGAAAAACTGGCCCGCCGAAATCAAAAGAATCATTCTGCACTTTTACGAAGGCTGCAGGCAGGAACTGGTTTCTACCTATAGTGATTGCTTTGGAGGAAATGGCGAACCTGCAAAACGTGGCATGCTTAGCCTTGCAGTGATGATGGCTGAAACTGGCACATTCGGGGACTTCGAGAAAGTTGAGAAATTACTATTGCATACTTTTTTTATTGGTCTGAGTGAAAATATTGACCAGGCAAGACGTTTAACACCGAAATCCGCATGAGTGAATTATATATAAAACCTCTTCAGGACTATTTCAGGCAGCTTTGCATTGAACATGTTACTCTATTGCATGATGATAATGACAACGTTGTTTTTATTCGCATGCAAACCATACAGGATATAGCCTCCCTGCGAAACAATGCATCTAAATATTTTATTCTGTTGGACAATTTCACAGGCAAGGTAAAAGGGTCTTTTGAACAAAATATGCTTCGCCAGGAAATAACCCTATTGTTCTTAAAGGCTGCTGAAAACTCTAATGGCAACCCTTATGGCGTTATTGAAACGGCGCAGCAAAAGGCTATGGAAATCATGTTTGATTTTTATGAAAGAATGAAGTACGATTATGAAACTGATGATTGTGGCCCCTTGCAATACCTGGATGCTACACAAATGATTTTTGAACCGATTGACGGTCCGGTGGATGAAAATCATTACGGTTGGCTGATGACCATACCAATGGATGTTAACCTGCCGGCATATGACGCCAATAAATGGAATGTCGCATGATACTAATAAAGGCACGGCCATATAATATAAATTGGAGCGGTAATGGAATCTGGTACCAGCTATACAGCGCTGCCGCCTTAGCTGATACCGGTATTTCATTTGAGCTACGCATAATGTTCAAACGCTCAGATTCAGTGGTTTTCAATCCATCAGCTGCTATCCCTTTGATTCCTTATAAGGGGATTGCTTCATACAACCTGCAGGATCATTTAAATGCAGAACTTGAATTCGGTATTCCCCAATTATTAAACGACGCACAAGTAACACCAGTCGCAACCCAGAGTGGCCAGTTTTATATTGAAGTGCGGGAAGTAACGAGTTCCACTATTGACCCTGCCTGGGATGGAAGCGAGATAGAGTACCCCAGAAACGTTGTAAAAGGAGGCGTGCCTGAGTTCTTATTTAACAATAACGGCTATTGGCAAACATATTTTCCTGCAACGAAACCATTTCTTACCTGGCAGTTCAACGGCCGGCTTGCAGGCCAGGATGAGCGAATCTACCTTGCATGGTACCAGCATCCGGATATTGAAGTACTTCCGGGCGGAAACTATTTATACAGGCTTCACATCATTTATTCAAATCTCACAACGGCTGAAATTGATTTTCCTTTTATCGTCGTTCGTGGCAACGTACACTACCTGCCTGTAGGCGCAAACATGTTGAATTTGTCTGCGTTGAACCCTCTGTTAAGAATATGGATGTGGAGTGTCGAAGTGCTTGATAATAGCAATCCAGCTGCTCCGGTAAAAATGAGCGAGAAATTCAATTTCGAATTAGACAACCGGCCGGAATATAACGATATCGCCCTCCTTTATCGCGGCAGCACTGGCGGTTTAGATACATTGAGAATTCGGGGTGTAATTGAAAGCAAAACCGGTTATCAGCAGCAACAAACAGGTAGCATAAGAAAGCCTTATTTTGAAGATGGAAATAAAATTTCAGCATCCTTATATCAACTGCCATCGCAAGAATCAATGCTGTATACCGGTGATGTGGGGCACTTAAACAAAGAAGAGCAGGATAGGTTAAGAGATTTGTATTTACATAGGGAGATTTATCAGGTAAAAAACAAACGCTGGTGGCCATTAAATTTCAGCATCAAAGATTTTGGTTTAAGAAAGTCAACGGATATGCTGTGGAGCCTGCCGATTGAATTTAGCCTGGCTGCCGATGGCGATTTTTTCTATGCTCCCAAAAACATGGATTTCGGCACCGACTACGCAGACAGAAATGTTTGTGATGCAATCATTGAAAACCTCGCCTTTGAAAAAGTCTTCAATGTTGACAGAACGATCTGCACGGTGACTGTAAATTATGATGTGGCCAGCGAAAGCGGTCAGGTGGTTACAAAGGTCCAATACAAGCTAAGTACTGATGACATTTGGAAAGACCTTGTGTATCCGTATGCCGTCCCATTATCTTTTAATCTTGCCGCTAATCAATTCGTTACAGTCTCTTTCCGTGCGATATGCCCCAACTCAATGGGGGGAATAGTAAAAAGAGATATCGTTGACACAATTCCGCCGGCATTACCTGGTGATCCAATTCCGCCGGTAGACAATAGCAGGATTTCAAATTTTACTGGCCATCTGATTATATATTATCTGCGCATCAATGGAATTATGGTAGGCAGTGGCAGCATACCAGATGGCGGTTATACGACAGGAGCAACCGCAGATACTGCAGGCGCCACATTAATTATCCAAACCCCGGCCAATACATTGGGCTCATTGACCTTATTAGAAAGCAACGGCGTTGGTTATTACGGGCTATCTGCAGGCCCCGATGTGATGCAGTTCAATGCAGTGAATATTGTTAACGGCTTCAATTTAACATTAAGATAAATGACGCTGAGTATACAAATAGAGGGAAGAGGTTTAAAATTACCAGCAAATGCCGCGCTTGATATCGAAGAAACCAACCCCTTTTTGCAGTTAAATGATGCATTGCAGGGCGATTTTAGTTATCCTATTCAAGTTCCGGTAAAAGGAAATGAAAAAGCATTGCAGCACGTGCACCGTTTACAAACCCGTGGCAAGATTAATACCTATGATAAAGTAATAGTTACAGATGGTTCAGAATACGCTTCGGGCATTCTAAAAAACGAACAGGTGAACGCCAACATAAACGGTAGCGTGGCCGATTATGTCAGTCTGTATTTTTTAAAAGGAACCTCGCACTTTTTTAAAGATGTAGAAAATAAAACACTTGCCGATTGCGACTACGGCGGCGCTGAAGAGATTGATGCTACTCTTATTGGTCTGCACGCTTACGCAAATAATATTATAAGAAATGGCAACAGCGCAACTTTTAAATATGCGCTTTTTGATGTTTACAACACTCAAATTGGCGAAACGCCTGACTGGGCCAATACCTATAATTTTTGTTCAATTAATATTCAGACTGATGGCATGCCTCAAATATATGGTTCAAGAAATGATCCGTACTATACTCCGTTCCCCTATTTGAACCTGGTCATAAAAACCTGTTTTGAATCTTTTGGCTGGCAGGTATCCGGTTTTATTTTTGACAGCCCTGAATTCAAAAGAGCCGTTTTATTGCAAACTGAAACTATAATCCCCGGCCGGGATTTTAAAAATGGAAAACTTTTCCTTGACCTGAAGAATTTTGTACCTAAAATAAAAATAAGCTCATTTTTAATCGCTCTTAAAAATCGGATGGGCTGGTGGTATGATTTTGATTACGTAGCAAAGAAATGTACTATTAGGAGGATTAACGATGTATTTGACGGAAGTAACCGGATAGATATCAGCAGGCAGGTTGAACCTTTCTTTACAAATAAAATCTCCGCAAATAAAAAGGTATATGGACTAATCGCCGGCGGCAGTGATGCGCCTGATAAAACACAATGGGACTATAGAGGCGCATTAGCGACATTTTCAACCCTGCCCCCTGCCAATGCCGGTCATGAAAATGAAATTTATTTTATCGCGGGGGAAGATGCATTCTATATTTGTGAGCCACATACTAATTTCGGTAATGATTGGGAATGGCACATTTTAACCCATAACGATTTTAGCTACATTCCTCCGGATAAAACCGATGATATTACTACCAGTTGCCTGGTGCCAATTATGAGAAAATATCCAATGGGAGAATTCAGGCCGGACGACGGATCAGAAAAATTGATGCCTGAAATTTCTATTGCTGATGCAAACGGGTCTACTGACTTGTTTTATATATGCTTTCACTATGGATTACAAGAGTGCAAACCGTTTAATTATGCCCCAAAGTTATTCCAGGGTTTTGGCTCGGAAAGCCCCTATTCTTATAACGGAACAAAATTGGGAGGATTAAGCTTTGACTACACATTTGATGATCCTGTCACTGGTACCGATATCGGGCTGGTACCTACATACTGGGCAAACTTTCTTTCTAAATTAAAGAATGAGGAAACGATTGAATTACTATGCCGATTTACACCGCAGCAGGTCATTAACTTTAAATGGGATGCTACTTACCTCATAAATCATACAGAGTACATTATACAAAAGCGCCGGCGGCAGCTCCCTTACAACGGATTAGTTGCGCTCACTCTTGTCCGCCTATAGTCCTGTCCTTTTCTTACACTCTGGCCGGACACATCTTTACATAGTGGATAGTATCAGAAAATGGCTTAGAAGCCCAATGAACTACGACGCCGGCGTTAAGCTCTATATTCTTTATGGGAATAACGCGACATTAAAACGCGTTCTTACCACTGAAGCCGAAACTCCCTTCAAACAGCAAAAACTTCGTGAGGCATTAACGCAAATACTTAATACGGCGAAGCCAGCCATTACCACCGTTGCACGTGACATTGACAATCTTCAGCCTTCCCAGGTAACTCAGACCAATGTATTAAAATCAGGCTGGCCATCCCAGCCAATAGAAGATACAGTAATTGCTGCCCTTTATAATCGCTGGCGGCCATTATACGGTGAGATGAAAAGCCTGCAACACAGAATAGACGACATCGCCAGGCAAGCCGAAACGGACAGAAACAAGCTTATGGAAGCCGGGCAAATGGCATTCCAGATTCTGGATCTGGAAGATGAAATATTAACTGTTTACTATGATCGGGATTATTACTACCAGAACAACCGGTTGCCTGCAACAAAGGACAAAGAAGAAATGCCTGTAGTGGATCCTGTAAAATGGATGGTGGAGCTTGAAAAACACAAACGCTATGTTCGCAGATATACAAAAAAAATCTCCGACAATCCGAACAATAAAAATGTTCCTAATTGGGCTGATTTGCTAAAGAAAAGCGTTGCAATGGTTGCACATTACAAAAAATTACTTAAAATCGATGAGTAAGATTGACGCCAAAACACGAATCATCAGATACCTTACTAAATCTGATATCACCCTGACCGCAGAGGAAGAGACAATTTTAGCTAGGTGGGAACATATTGACCTACTTCATCGGCAGGCACTTTCTTACACAGATATATTGCTAAAGCACACCTTAAAATTTAACGTCAGCAAATTCACTACTAACAATGATATCACGGCCGCGCAAGAGGTATTTGCTCGCAGTAGAAAATTAAATAAACGTTACCTGGCCCATTTGCACATCGAGCAATTACAGGATGATCTCAAAAGAATAAGGGAAGGGTTTTTCAAAATTGATGCAGAAACCGGGAAATATGAAACGCTAAGCCATAAAGATGTCGCAGCATTGGCCCGCATTCATGAAGCCTATACCTATCAAATTAACAGCCTTCCTGAAGATCAGCAAACCCCAGATGTTCCAAAGCCGGTAATTCAATACAACCTTGTTGGTGTAAATAATCAGCCTTTGTTAATGGATATAAATACTGCCATGGAATTAGCAGACAAATTTATAAATGGTTTGCCATTGGCTGAACAAATCCCTGATGATGATGATACCGAATAATACTGACGTTGAGTCGAAAATAACCGAAGTGTCCATGCCATGGCCACATATGCAGATTAGATTAATAAAGGCCCCTACGATCATCTTTCCTGCAAATCGTGGCGGATTTAAAACTTCACTTGGTATGGCACCATTTGCTGAGGAATGCGCATATGAATTTCCGCGAGGCAGCGGGGTAATTGTCGGGCCAACGTTTGAGCACCTTTATGATAACACGCTTAATGCCTTAGTAAAAGGTTTAACCGATATCGGATTTGTTGATGGAATTCATTTTGTTGTAAGAGTGAAACCGCCTGATGATTGGCCAAAACCTTTCATAAATATTGCAACAAAGAAATATGACAACCTAATGACCTGGCACAATGGTTACACTGATCATTTGGTTAGCCTGGCACGTTTGGGTAGTACAAATGCGTTAAGCGTAACCAATGGTAAATTTGACGAAGCCAAATTGTTAGATGAATCAACCTTGATGAGTGAGGTTTTTCCGATTTTCCGCCCATTCAAGGGTATGCCCGCAAAATGGAAAATGAGTAGCCTCTTATACGCCAAATTCTTTTCCACAGACAAACTTGCACCACCAAATAAAATCAACTGGATTTTAGAGAAGCGAAAACTAAATAACCCGGTAAAAAACCAGGTCATTATGACCCTGCAAATGGCGCTAAATGTATTGAATGATGAATACAACGCATCGGGAAAAAACAAGAAACGAGAGTTGCGGCCGCAAATAAACAGGCTGGAAGTCAGGCTTTATAATCTACGTAAAAATCTCACCCTTTATATTGAAGCTGATCACAACGATACACAGGTAATCCAGGGGCCAGAATGGTACAAGGATAAGGTTGATATTTTAAAACCTTATGAGCTAAAAATAGCTATCCATAATGAAGACCCAACTCGTCCGGAAGATGGATTTTATCCTGACTACGACCCTGATGTGCACGGGTATCGCAATTTAAAAGATTATGATAGTAATAAGCCATTTATCATTTCATTGGATTACCAGCATTCTGTAAGCCCAATGCCCATATGCCAAATATCAAGGCTGCCGGGAGCTGAAGTTGAATCCTTAAACTATATAGATGAGCTATCCACGTTAGCACCACAGGGCTTAGAAGACGCAGTACAGGAGTTCTGTGACAGGTACAAAACACATAATAAGAAACGGATCTATTATATCTATGACCAAACGGCCACAGGTAAAAGAAATGATGCAGTACAGTATTACAAGATTGTATTGCGCACATTAAGAAAGAATCGTTGGAATGTTGTTTCCATATACACTGGCCAGGCGCCTGAGCACTTTGACAAGTATAACGATACAAAAGCTTGGCTGCAAGCGGATACTACGGAAATGCCCATCAGGATTAACCTGGATAAATGTGTGTTCTTAGATATCAGCATTAAAGGGGCTGAGGCCATAACGCGGAAAAAGGGCAATACTCTTGTTACCAGAAAGCAAAAGAAGTATGAAGACAGCGCTGCCTATCCTAAGCTTGACCAGCGAACTACCACGCACTTCAGTGATTGCTTTGATATGACCAACCATGCGGTTATAAAGAAAAAGAAGATAAAGAATGGCGGCGGTATGGGAGGTGGCAGCTTTGGTACCAGGTGATGCATGGTGCATCCCACGTTGCCGTATACGACGCTCCAGGGCGCATCATATCTCTATAATTTTTATGTGTCCGGCCACGTCGAAAACAGGGAACACGCACACTTGACCTTGATTTTTTTATTTCTTTATTTCGAAAGCAACCGAAACACTTGATTGTCAATAGAATAACACATACAATGTTGTATGGCGCTATTCTTTCAAGACTTAAGCATTACTTTTTAATAATATAAAATCTTAAGCCGCAAAGCGATGAAGTTTTTTTTAACATGTGCGATTGTCGTGTTTCCAGCTTTTAGTTGCACTACACCAAAACCCAACACTTTTATTTTTTACCTGGCTGATTCAACGCACGGCGTTGGGCCCGTAAATTACAGCCCTGTAATTCGGCATGAAGGTAGTTTGCCGAAATCATACCGCTAACACCTATGGAAAGAGACCCAATGGCATTTGCCAGAACGGCCGTTGCTGACATCAAATCCGCAGTATACTTGACCTTGATTTTTTAATTGTGAAAGCAACCCAAATAGTTGATTGTCAATAGAATAATCCTAACAAGGTTGTGAGGAGTTATCCTTTCAAGGCTTAAACATTACGTTTTAATAATTAAATATAAAATCATTAACCAATGAAAATATTGTTTATCTGCGTTATCGTTTGTCTATCAACCGGCTGCGCAAAAGAGAAAACCATGTGCACTTGCAGCAAATGGTCAGTCTTTGGTGATGTCATAGAAACATCTTACAAATCAGATACTGTAATCTTCGCACACTAATCTGGCTTTGGGGTTAGCCATTTGTAGCCCTTTTTATAGCCTACTAGTACATCAATTCGCCCCCCAACAGTTTCCGGATGGTTGCTTGCCTCAATGTTTATCAGGTTCACAATATCATCTTTGACGCCACTCGGAGACCACTTGAAGGTCCCGTTGAAAACTATTTTGTCTATATGGTCATGGGTGCCAAGCGTGGTTACCTTTAAGGCATTTTTGTAAGTGTTTGTATCGGTAATAACGACATGGTACGAACTATTCGAAAGCTGAATCTTAAAACCAAAAAGGTACACTTCCGGAATGCCCCGATTGAATCGGGCCGCCACTGTTTCTAAAACATGTTTATTAAGATTTGGAAAAAGTAGGGGAATCTGATTTCGGGGTATTTGGTCAATTACAGACTGTACTGCTTTTTGCAATCCAGATCCAATTTGCTCATTTAGCGGTTTTTTCACGTCCCGATTATTTATAATTTCCTTTAGCTTTTCTTGAAGATCTAAAACAACAATTCCCCTGGGGTTCCTGTAAACAATTGTTCCGGCCATTGCACAGTATGTGTCTTTTGAAATAAATACTTTAGCCAGTGACTTGGCCTGTGCTGGCCCAGGTGTCAACTTTTCTTTTGTATCTGCACCAATCCAGATACTGTCCTTTGAGGACATTGCTATAATGGTAGTCCCTCCACTAACAGTATAATTAATTTCCTGGCAATACGAAGAGAGCGGCAATAATAATAGCAATAATAATTTCATGGCAATTAGTTTATGGGCGTTGTTTCGGCCGCTGGTCTTTTAAAATTTCTTTCCCGACAATATCTATAAAATTTTGAGGCAACTTGATATTGCCGTTTTGCAACGGCGGTTGCTGCCACCAGGCATCCGTTTTTAAATCTCTTATTAGAACAAATGAACCACTAGCATACGTCACACGATAGGAAACTTCTACCCCACTCATGTGCTCGTTAACGTAGGTATAGTGAAAATACTTTTGCGCCCATGTTATGTATATATGATTGAGTTGATCATTCACCAAGCTTCCTTATTTGAATATTTATTTGAAGACATAAAACTTTTGAAGTCTGAAATCATTTTATTTATTGCATGTCGTGTATCTTCTTTCAACTTTAACCACACTTTTTTTGAACACATATTCTTGTCAGAACCAGGACGCTCTCCTGATAGATCCCCAAATTCAAAATAGTGTAATCCATCACCACTACCATTAAAGCTCATGTTTTCAATAGTATACTTATACCGACCATCTTTTACCTGCACAATAAAATCAAATTTTACCATTCCTTTATACCAGACAAATGCGCCTTTCAACGTTTGTTCTGTGCCCCCCTTTGCCAGAATTTGAAAGCTTTCATTGTCTTTTAATTGGGTGACATGATTTGCATTATTATAAATTCTAGCAACTGCAAGTTGTGCACGTGAAAAAAGTTCTTTTGCAGCCACGCTGTCAACCTGAACAACCTCTTCAATTTTTATCAAATGCGATTCAGAATCTAATGGGAATATTTCATTGGGATTATTTTTCTGACCTCTCAATAAGAGGGGCGTCAAGAAAGTGAATAAAATGAGTTTGATGTTCATGGTTAAAGATTTAATGATTATAGTCAATTAATTGTTAAACGTACATATTCATAGTAAGAATACTCATAAAATGTGGTTTAACGCATCTAAATTTAAAGTCGTAAATCATTAACCCTAAAACCAGCCCTCGTATGTCTAATCCTTGCCTTGCCTGTCGGCGTCAGAAACTTTGTCCTTTTGTACGAGATTTTCCATCGAAGCCTTCGTCATTTTGTCAAGAAAATCATCCTGAAACTCGACAGTTGTATTATTCACTTTCGCAGAAAGTTGCACAACCACTTCCCTCAAAGCCAAAACTACTGCGTGAATCTCTAATTGAGTATGTGAATCAACACCAGCAGTAGACTTACTTTTAAGAAGCATCACCAATTCTTTATTCGAAGCGGTAATATCGTTATGAGAATCAACCAATCTGCTATGTGCATTTACGACGACTTTGTTATTTTGAATTAAATCTGACAGGACCTGCATTGTTAGGTCCTGTTCTTTTTTTGCCTCCGCACTGTTTTCAGCATCCGAATCGCTTTTAGCTTTTTTGTTAACATTTTGTAATATAGCTGCATGCTTGTCTGATAGGAGCTTTATGATATCAGGATTATCTCCTTTATTCATTTCCGTTGTTAAGTATTCCCGACTGTAACCAATACTTTTTGCCACCTGCAAAGTATTCCAATCCATTCTATATTTTATTTCCTTTACTAAAGCCTTCAATTTATTATCCATTTTCTAATCTTACACTTTGTTAATTAAATATTTTCTAAATCTTGTCTTTACATTACAATTTGTGTGTTTTATTACAATTTGTTATATAAGTTTGCATATATCAAATCTGATTATCAAATCTAATAATTAAAGTCAATGTTTCAGTTATCTAAGAAAGTAATCAAGCAAATCAACAACCCTGAAACCCGGATCCAACTGGCTCAAGCACTGCAATGCACTGAACAAACAATAATCAGGTATATAAATAATAATGATGATTCCTTAACCAAGGCGGCAGCAATGGAAGTAATTCGGAAGTATACTGGATTGAAGGATAATGAGATTCTGGTGAGAATTAAGTCAGCAGTATAGAAGCGCTAAAGTAATAGGTAACTCTTACTGGTGCAAGCTTTCCCCCTAAATCTTTTTTAAACCATTATAAAACACATGAATAATCAACAGGGTTTGACAGCTAACGAAGCGCGTCAACTTGATAAAATGTTGCGTTTCGTTGAAAATGTTCTGTCACAGCGTGAACTCCCTCACAGCAGCAATGCCCTTGACATCCACACTAAAGTCTGGTTAACTATCTGCTCACACACTGAAGCATTCATGCAGGCAACAGTATACAGTGTGCCCGGCGTGCTGCCACCTACAGAGTAACTTCTTAATTATTATAAAATGAAAAAAACAACCACACTCATTACTGACCGCATCAAAACCTTCCAGGATGCGTGCAGCCTGCTAAAGGTCCCAGAAAAGGATGTGCTTGCATTTACCGGCAACACACCTGACGAGCTTGCTGTGAATGCACTATGCAAATTAATTGTCATTATCAGGGCATTGAATGAAGGCTGGCAGCCTGATTGGAATGATAACAGCCAGCATAAATGGTATCCATGGTTTGATATGGAAGTTGATCGCAACAATCCCCCCGGCTTCCGGTTCGTCGGCGCGTACTGCGCTTACGCGGGTACGTACTCGGCCGGCGGTTCCCGGCTTTGCTTTAAGTCAGGGGAACTGGCTGAATATGCAGGTAAACAATTCACTGATATATATCAGCAACTTTTAAAATAAACCTACTATGCAAGCACTTCAAATTGATGAAACAAAAGCCCGCAGTCTTTACAAAAGCGCGTCTGATGAATTCAAAACAATGTTGGAAGACACCTTTGGCGAAAATTTCTTTTCCAGTAAAGTAACAGACCGGGTAAAAACATTTTTCGACGCCTGCACTGAAACTGATATGGATCCATACTACCAGGCTTTTACTGCCGGGAGCACAGATGATAACGCCTATCAAAAATTAAAGGTCATTGCCCGCGCATTGAACGAAGGATGGAAACCAGATTGGAATGATGGCAATCAAGCTAAATGGTATCCCTGGTTCTATATGAACAAACCCGGCTTCCGGTTCGCCGACTCGGTCTACGATTACTCGCATTCGTACTCGGCCGGCGGTTCCCGGCTTTGCTTTAAAAGCAGGGAGCTCGCAGAATATGCCGGCAAACAGTTCATGGATATTTATGAAGAATTCTTAAAATAAAATACATCATGCCAATAAAAACATTTGCCCAGGCCTGCAAAAAATTAGGCCACGATCCAAAGAAGATCATCCCGGATGTATCAAAATTCCCGACAAAACATCATGCAGCAATGATCGCACATATGCAGATGATAATTATTGCTGAAGCATTGAATGAAGGCTGGACGCCCAACTGGGATGATTACGATGAATACAAGTATTTCCCGTGGTTCTATATGAATAAACCCGGCTTCCGGTTCCTCGACTCGAACTACGTTTACGCGGCTGCGAACTCGGCCGGCGGTTCCCGGCTTTGCTTTAAGACCAGAGAGCTGGCCACCTATGCAGGAAAAACCTTTATCAATTTGTATAAAGACATGATGGTGGTGCCAAAATAAATTAGTGGGTGGTGTGCTGTCTGAGCTAACCCGGGTTAGGTTCCCAGCTTCCAGTTCAACGACACGAACTACGATTACACGAATACGAACACGACCGGCAGTTCCCAGCAATTGCAAATTTTTATCAGCACAGACCTTGCCCCTTGGCAAAAAATGATCTTCAACAAAAGTTCATTGGTACCCTCACCGGGAAAATGAGCTTTCAAAGCAAAGGCATGAAACGGCTAAACAATCTTTTTCAAATGGTATACAGCATTGACAACCTGGAACTGGCTGACACCAAAGCGCGCAAAGGCAAGGCATACCAGTATGGTGTGCAGATGCATGACAAAGACAGGGATAACAACATCTGGAAGCTGCACAATATGCTGGTGAATAAAACCTTTCAAACATCACCATACAAAACGTTTAAGGTATATGAGCCGAAAGAGCGCGAAGTTTTTTGTCTCCCTTATTTCCCAGACAGGATCGTGCACCACGCTGCAATGAACGTCCTGGAGCCGCTTTTCGTTTCTGTTTTCACTGCCGATAGTTTCAGCTGCATAAAAGACCGGGGCATACATGGCGCCGCCAGGGCTGTCAGGAAAGCGCTCAGAGACGAGGCCGGTACACAGTATTGCCTGAAATTGGATATCAAAAAGTTTTACCCGTCCGTTGACCACAATATTTTAAAGCAATTGCTGCGCAGGAAAATAAAAGATGCTGGCATGCTTTGGTTATTGGATGGCATTATAGACAGTGCGCCGGGCCTTCCCATCGGTAATTATCTCAGCCAGTACTTTGCAAACTTTTACCTCACATTTTTTGACCACTGGATAAAAGAAAACAAATCCGTAAAATACTATTTCCGTTATGCCGATGATATCGTAATCCTATCCGGCAATAAACCCTACCTCCACCAGCTGCTGGCTGATATTTCAGACTACCTGCAGCAGCATTTAAAACTGACCGTAAAGCAAAACTACCAGGTATTCCCGGTGGCAGCCAGAAGCATTGATTTTGTAGGCTACCGGTTTTACCATACCCATACCCTGCTGAGAAAAAGTATCAAGAAAAACTTTGCCCGCAAAGTAGCGGCCGGGGCTAGGCCTGCCACGTTCGCCTCCTACTATGGATGGGCAAAGCATTGCCAAAGTTCTAACCTCCTAAACAAACTAACCTCCAATGAAAAAATTCAGCGAACTGGGTATAAGCGTACAAATAAAATCCTTTCAGGGTGATAGCATCAGCATTGACCGCATTACCAATACCGAAATAGAAGTTCTTGATTATAAAATAGGCGCATCAAAATATCCTGAAAAAGGATCCGGCAAGTGCCTTACACTGCAGTTAAAATATAAAGGGGAACTGCGTGTTGTGTTTAGCGGGTCCTCTTACCTGATGGAAACCATTGAAAGTATCAACAAAGAAGATTTTCCATTTAAAACAACGATTGTTAAAATTAATAAGCATTATGAATTTTCTTAACCACCATCCCCTACTCCAAAACTTCGTAGCCATCATTGTCGTGTTTTGCTTTGTTGCCTTGCTGGCATCTCTGCACGCTTTCAGTGATGCAGTAAATAACCTCAGAAGGGCAGAAAAATATTACAATAAAGAGCCACGCCTGAAACAAGCACACAAACGCCTGGCTTGGACTGGCCGTGTAATCAGTTTCTTTTTATTGAAGCGATACCACTGATGAAAGAAAAGCACGAGAAACGGGTGTACCAGCTTTGGGATGTTTTCCCTTTCGGAAAATACCACGGTGTCACACTCTCTTCTCTGGCTGATTATAATGCCGGCCACCTGGAATGGTGGCAGAAAAATAATAAAGTATTATTCTCTGATGCACTGCAAAAGAAAATCAACGACACAAAATTTTTAAATAATTAAAACAGGTTTATGAAATCAAACACGCAAATCATTGTCGTTTTCACCCTGATCAATGGGCGTAAAAACTACGTGGCCGGCGGCCACTCCAAATCTCAGTCAGGTAAGTGGCTGGTAAATTTCAGTATCAATGTGATGGATGCCAAAGTATTTGACACGAATAAAGAGGCAGACGAGTTTATACCTACCATCAACAACCCACACCAGCGCGTATTCTCAACCTGGTCAGAAACTGTTGAATTTTCATCTGTAAAAGAACGTCATCAATTTGAAAAGCTATCATAAGTCATTCCGGGGTGCATTTATTTAAAAACAAAAAAAATGCAGTAATGCATGGGTGAGAAATAAAATGAGGGACACCCCGGATTTTTTAACCCCTACAACCAAAAATTACAACTATGAACGAAAACTTTTTTCACGACGACAATCCCAATGGCATTGCCGAAATGAGGTTGATTACAGGTGTTATCGTATTCTTTCTCATCGCAATTGTTTGCCTCGTATGTTACCTTTTCTTTTAATCACCAATACCCAATAGAATAACCAAATGGCTCATACTGACTCTACCTATAATGCGGAAAGCTATTTTGAAACCCGCATGCAGCAACTGGGCGTAACGGCTGCCAACAATATTATAGAAGTTAAACAATCAGGCGTAGTAGAAAAAGACGGGGTTAAATCGAATGAAACGGTATTAAATCCCGTGCCCATTTTCCGGGAAAACCCCAAAGGCCTGGGCATAGATATTCTGGTATACACTTTAGACCGCAACCAGATCATCTACAAACAGGAAGGCAAAAGGTGGAGCGATAGCTATTCCATCACCCGGCTGGAAAAACCTGTTGTCAGGAAGGATGGCAGCGTACAGAAGTACAATATTCCAAAAGGTCAGGGCACATACCCTTTTTTTCATCCATGGCTAATTGAGCAATTTGAAAAAAAACAAGCCATAGACACGCTGTACCTGGTTGAAGGATTTTTTAAAGCCTGGAAGGGTTGCAATCATGGTATACCGGTAGTCGGATTAAGCAGCATTACCCATATGAAAGAAAAGGATACCGGCATCCTGCACCCAGATATAAAAAAACTGATGGACTTCTGCAGCGTTAAAAAAATGGTATGGCTTACCGATGGAGATTGCCTGGATATTACCGGTAAAGATTTAAAAGATGGTGTAGATCTGTATCGCCGGCCAAAGAATTTTTACAGCAGCTGCGAAACTTTTAAAAACCTGCTGGATGATTATGACGTGGAAAAATGGTTCATGCATATAGATACCGATGCCATTGTACACCAGGAGAAAGGTATAACCAGGGACATGGTAAAGGGGCTGGATGATTTGCTGGTAACTTTCCCTGACCGGGTTGCTGACATTGTTAAAGACATCAAAAGCACACTGCCTGGCACTTATTTTCAACGTTTCAATATCACGAGCGGCACCAGTAAGATTCATAAGTATTTCCATCTGTGGAACGTAAATGAGTTTTATTCGTTCCATGTTGAGCGCCGGCCTGAAATGAAGGGTATAGAATTTAAATTCAACGGAACCACATATAAGTACAATGAGGAAAAGAATGAATGCCTGATGGTGGTGCCAGGTGAAGCAAAGAATTATTTCCGTGTAGGTGACCAGTATTATGAATTCGTTTGGGTGCCCAACAAATACCACCAGCTGGAAAAACGTTTCGACGTCCGGCAGAAAAGCACCATCATTGAAGACTATGGTAAAAAATTCGTATCCCACATTCCAAAGTATAAGACGTTCTGCAATATACCTGACCATCTAAATTTCCAGCAGGTAATCAATGGCTGTTTTAATGTGTACAGCCCATTTGAATGGGAGGAAGATGACGCCCCCTGCACGGAAGCCGACTGCCCCAACATTATCAATTTTGTAAAGCACGTCTTTGGAGATAATGAAATTGTATTTACCCATCCGAAAGACAAAACAAAACGAAAGTACCTGAACTATGAGCTGGCCCTGGATTACATGCAGCTGTTGCTACAGAAGCCAGCGGAGAAGCTTCCGATCCTTTGCCTGGTGAGCAAGGAAAACAATACAGGTAAGAGCACATTCGCAAAACTGCTGAAACTAATCTTTACCGGTAACGTGGCCATCGTAGGCAACCAGGACCTTTCTGGTGACTTTAACCGGCACTGGGCAACCAAGCTGGTCGTAATATGCGATGAGGCCAAAATTGATAAGCAGATTGTTGTAGAGAAAGTAAAGAGCCTCAGCACTGCAGATAAAATAATGATGAACAGCAAGGGAAAGGATCATGTGGAGTTGGAGTGTTTTATAAAATTTATTTTCTGCACCAATAACGAGGGCAATTTTATTTATCTGTCAGAAGATGATATCAGATACTGGATTATTAAGGTGCCACAGTTTAAAGATGAAATTACCGATCTGCTTTCGCTGATGAAAGATGAAATACCAGCTTTTATTAGTTTCCTGAACCGCCGCAAGCTGCTTACAGAGAGTTTAAACCGTATGTGGTTCCACCCCAGCCTGCTTAAGACGGAAGCGCTTAAGAAGGTTATTCAACACAGCATGCCGGTGGTAGTGAAGGAATTGCGGCAACACATGCACAGCCTGTTTACGGAGATTGGCGCCCCTGAAATTAAAATGACACTGGGGGTTATCCAGGAGGATATTTTCCGCTTTAAGTATGAAAAAAACTACCTGGAAGACGTGCTAAAAGATATCATGCGGGTAGACCTGTTTCATGTATTTGAGTTTGAAGGTAGAAACTATGACACCATGGAGCTGGCCACCCAGCAGTATTTAATGGCCCATCCCGAAATGACAACAGCCGATATGGCACAGATTAAAAAAAAGTATGTACCCAACCGGCACAGCTTCCCACGCTATGAAAAGAAGATGACTGAGGGTCGCACAGAAAAAGTATTGGTATGGGTGAAGGACAACGGCCGGCCATATGTGTTCCGCCGGGAAATGTTTTTAACCAAAGATGAGATAGCAAACATTGTTGTGGATCCGGAATTGGCGCAGTTTATTCCAGAAGTAAAACCGCAGGCAGCATTGCAGGGCGAACAAAACGATTTACCATTTTAAAAGCCCGTAAACAGGGCTGTTACACCACTGTCACAAATCCTAATCACATGATTTCTATTGATTTAATTACATCCGGGTATATTACTAGGAGGAGCAGAAGTAGTATTCCTTTAAAAAAATTGATTTTTCGGCCTGTTTCAGACCTGCCAGATGCCTTTAGCCAGTTACATGCCGTTTTCTCCCAACTTTCTATTTTACTGTTACAACTGTTACAATCAATAATAATAAATAATAAAAGGCTTAACAGTAAAGGGTTTGAGGCTGTGACAGTAAAATTGAAAATAGTATTTACTGTCACGTTGCTGTCACAATCTGTCACGTTGCTGTCACAATCACTGTCACACTTACTGTCACACTCTAAACATATAACAATCAATTAATTACAAAAAGTGTGACAGTAAACCGGCAAAAAAGCCAAGTCACAGAAAATTTCGAAAATATTTTTTTAGACGAAATATCACTACTTCTCATCCACATTTTTAACCTCAAATTCAAAAAACATGCATCACCCAAAATATGAACTGGAAGACTGGGAAAGGGATTTTATAGAACGTGAGCACGCAAAATGTACGGTCAAAGAAATGGCAGTAAGGCTTGATGCTCCGGAGCATGTCATTTATAATTATTGCTATAAAAGGAAGCTGTCTTTTAAAAAAGTAGATGAAAGTATTGCCAATGAACGGGCAGCAAGGCTGGCCAGTATTAAACAATTTGACCAGGAAACGAAACCGAAAAAGCTTATCCGGCCGCCTGCAGTGTATGGTAACATTCCGTCACCATATGGATTGGCTACAGAATTACACCATGGCAAAAGTTGATTATGCCAATTAACTATAAAGAATATCATCCGAAATGGAAATTAATCAGCTGGCTTATACGGGTGAGGCGGGCCGGTAACCGGTGCGAAAAATGCCATGCTGAAAATTATAAACCGCACCCTGTAACAGGCAGCAAAGTAGTGCTGACGGTTGCACACCTTGATCATGATAAAAGAAATAACCGTTTTTGGAATCTCGCTGCACTATGTCAAAAATGTCACCTCAATCACGATATAAAGCAGCATGTAGACAACCGGCGATATGGCCGGCACTGGAAAGGAGAACATCAATTAAAAATAAATCTATAACATATGCCCGCTTATTCATTTCAACAACGCTTTGTACCTCTCGTAAAAGAAGGCAGCAAACGCCATACAATTAGAGCAAGAAGGAAACACGTCCCAAAACCCGGCAGCACGCTACAATTATTTTCAGCAATGAGAACAAAATATTGTACCCGGATAATGGATGCTCCTTTCAAAAAAATAAGGACAATCATTATAACAGAATCAGAAATCTATATTGTTTGGATGCGTCTTTCGGATTCCCAGGTATGTGAAGTGTACGATGAATTAACACAGGGTAAAAGTATTAGTTGGCTTGCCAATCCTTTGGGTGGAAAACAGAGAGAAGATTTAGCCTGGAAGGATGGATTTCGGCAACAGGGAAGTACAGCGAGAAAAACAGCCGGCAGTTTTGACTTGATGCTTCGATGGTGGAAAACTACCCATGAACTACCATTTATTGGAGATATTATTTACTGGTAATTGTTAACTCAAATTAACCCATTTACCGATGGCAACGAAAACGATTTTCTTCTCAACAAATTTTAATAACAAGCTACACAGCAGAGTGATGGTACATATTGATAGGGCGCCGTCACCTACTATAGTTATTTCAGAAAGCTTGTTGGCCAGCATGGTGTATGAAATACAAACGCAGGATACCAGTTATCCACCCAGCAAATGGCAACTGGTCGACCTACTACGAATTCCTTTAGGGGACTTGTCAAATATTATCACCTGGCCCAGTCATGGTATGGATTATTTTGATTTTTATAAGTGGGTAAAAGATTTACAGGTAGACGCTAATGCTGAAACGGTTATGGCCATTTATTACTATAAAAAATTGGAAGCCTGAGCCTGCCCGCAACAATATTACCCATGCCAAAACCGGCGCTTTCACCGGAAGAGGAAAATTTGGTAGCTTTATTGGCAACCATTATAGTGTCTGCAACCCTAAACCAAGCAAATGAAAAAGGCAATAATTTATCTTCGCTTCAGCAGCGATGATCAATCACAGCACAGTATCGAACGTCAAAAAATGGTTACCTCAGGCTGGGCTAATTATAATAAAATCGAAATTGTTGACACCTTTAAAGACGAAGGAATATCTGCCAGGACATTTGACAGGCCTGATATGAAATTATTGATGGCCTTTGTCCGTAAAAATTACCGTTCAATAGATTACCTGGTAGTGTCAGAGCTCACACGTTTCAGCCGTGAGGTGGGTGACGCTATAAATCTATTGAAGGAAATACAAAAACTGTATGGTATAAGTATTGTTAGCGCCAGTCGCAGCTGCATTTATGATGTGTATGATAGTAATTCGTTTTTCATGATGGGGTTGGAATTTCTTTTGGGGAATAGCGAAAATATTAAACGGCAGAATGATATCAATGGGGGTATTTATACCGCCAAAGCAATCAAAGGCCGTTACATTGGATCAAGAGCACCCTTCGGCTATTTAAAGGAAGGCAATGCAGAAAACAGAATGCTGATACCTGATAAAGACAAAGCAACAATCATTTCATATATCTATGATGCTTACCTGCGCAGCACGCCTATTTATATTATAAAAAAACATGCTGAGGAAATGGGCCTGCATAAGGGCGATAAAATGTCAATTCAGAAAATACTGAGTAATCCACTGTACAGCGGACAGATTTATGTAAAATCATGGAAAGAAAATCCCGGTGGAATATTTCCGGCAAAGCATGAGGCTATTGTTGATATGCTAAGCTGGCAACGAGTACAGGAAAAAATGAAGCGTGAAGACAAGCCGCGCGTAACGATTGAAGATAAAATGCCGTTGCGTGGTGTACTCAAATGTCATTGCGGGTATCTTTTAACCGGCGCTCCCAGCCGCGGCAAAAGCGGCAAATATTTCTATTACTATAAATGCAATCAGGCTAAACACAATAATATAAGTGCGATAAAATCACATTATCAATTGAATGAAATTTTAAAACACCTTAGCTTGCCTGAAAGAATGGTTGATGCGATTATTGAAAAAAGTGCGTCGCAGCTGCAGGAAAAGTTGCATGGAAATGTTTCGGAATTAAAGAAGAAAAAAACTGAACTGCAGCAAACGGAAACACAGTTGGTATCTGTTGAAGAAAAATGGATCAATGACCAGCTGAGCCATGAAAGTTATCAGCGTTGGCACCAGGAGCTCAACCAGAAAAGATTATATCTGCGCAGTCAGGTAGATGCTTTGGGCAAAGATCATGACCAGGTGTTTCTACTGATGGAAAAAAACTTAATGAAGCTCTCAAAACTGGATGCCATGTATGAAATAGCTCCCACTCTTCAAAAGCAGGAGCTATTACGGATGGTGTTCGATTCCTGCTTAGCTTATAAACAGGGTATTTATCGAACACCTTATATTATGCCGATTTTTACACACAACCTGTTGATATTGAAGTCAAAAAATCTTCTTATCTACGACGGTATTTTGCAAAAACCTGCTCAGGTGGAGCCGGGGAGGGTCGAACTCCCGTCCAAACATATTCGCCGAAAGCTTTCTACATGCTTATTTCCTTATTGTTTGTCGGCTTTGCACCGGAAAAGAACAAACCAATGCAAAGCTTAG